ATTTTATATTTTTAACCTCCTATACTTGCATCGTCAATTATATTTCTATCCATACTCTGTGCAGTTGTAACATCGTTTGCTACTACAAATGCTTGTATTGGTTGTTGTGATTGCCCACCAATAGCAGATGCTAGTTGATTTGTACTACTTTGACCAACTATATTAAATTGTGGAGGTGTAGATGGAGCAGTTGGAACAGATGAAGGTATTGATGATTGACCACCTCCTCCAGATATACCTTTACCTTGACCAATAGCAGTAGCACCAATACCAGCTATTGCTAATCCAGCACCAATCTTTGTCATTGCTATTGATTTTGCAGTTGTTGCTAAAGATGATACCTTTAATGGATTAGGTATTGTAAAAGCACCAACAGACGTGAAGAATGGTACTTTAGCCTCGTTTGCAGTTGCAGTTGCAATAGATTCTTTTGCTTTTACTACAACATTCGCAATAGCAGCACCCTTTTCTAAAATTAAACCAGCCATTGCTAATGCTTTATTTTTACCAGCTATTTGTTGCAACAATCCACTTAAACCAGCAGCAAAACCAATATACTGCATATTTATTTCTCTTTTTCTTTGTGCTATACTTTCCTCAATTGCAATTTCTTCATCAGCATTTTCTTTTATTTTTTTTAATCTTTCTGTTTCTTTTTCTTCTAAAACTTTTTTTGCTTCTAAATCTTTTTCATCTTGTGTTTTCTTTTCTTCTGATTTTCTAGCTTTTTCTTCATCATCAATAGCTTTTAGTCGTGCAACTTCCTCCCTTTTTGCTGCAACAATTTGACTTGTAACTAATTTTTGTTTAGTTAATCTAGCAGTTTCTAAATCAATTAATTTAGCTTTTAAATTAGCTTCATCATCTAAATCTTGTTTTGTTGATTTTGATAAAGCATTTTCAGCAACTTTAGCTTCAAATCTTAATTTTGCTGATTCTATTTCTTTTTTAGTTATTTCTTCTTCTATTTTACCAGCTTCTTCTAAAAAATTTATCCTTTCTTGTGCAGTAAACTTTTCTTTATTTGCTGCTTTATCAAGTAATTCAGCTCTATCTCTATTTGCTTTTGCTCTTTCTATTATTAAACCTCTTTCTAATTTATCTGCCTTTGCTCTTTGGTCTGCTATTTGTCCAGCAATTTTTGCTTCTTCTTTTAATTCTTTTACAAATCCTTTAGTAGCTTCTGTAACTTTATCAATACTATTTTTTACACCAGTTAAAGAATCAACATAAGAACTACCAGCTTTTTTAGCATCCTCTAAAGCACCTTTAAAATCTCCACTAAATACCTTTTTAAATGCACTACCTAAAAACCCAAGTGTATCAATAATAGCATTAAATCTATTTGTAATATTTTCTACAATTAAATTTTTAAAATCTATTAGTGCTTGTTTAGGATTTGTAAAAGCATTAATTATACCTTCTCCTAAATTAGCTAATATATCAACAAGATTACCAGTTACAGAGCCAATAACACCCATTAATTTAGCAAACTTATTTTGTCCTTCTTCAGAGCTTGTAAAAGCAGTTCTTAAAGCAACAAGACCAATTACTAACGCACCTATTCCAGTTCCAATAATAGCAACTTTTAAACTCTTAAACCCAGTAGTTAATCCCTTAATAGATTTTCCAAAGTTTTTTATTTTAGAAACTGCACCACCACTAAAACCATCTAATGTGCTTGTTGCATCTTCTAAAGATTTATTGGTTTCTTTTACTTCTTTACTTGTATTTTTAAGCTCCTTATTTAGCTTTTCAACTTCTTTAATACCTTTATTAGATTTTACTTCTAAATCTACTACTATTTTCTTGCCCATTTTATCTCTTGTTTTTGTCTTTTAAATACTTCCTTAAAACTATCTGGAAACTTATTTTTTCCTTTTGCTATTTGTACAATCTCTGCATTACAATCTGTATCTTTCAATAACTCTAATATTTCTTTTATCATTATGATGTTGTCGTTAATGTATAATTAGTTGTTGTTGATGTGTTATTATTGAAATCAATTGCATTTATTCCAAACACATAAGTTGTACTTGGACTTAAACCAGTTATTGTTACGCAATAAAAATCCGTATAAGGTGTTGCTGATACTCTTTGAATAATAATATTATCTTGAAATACTTGATAACTTTTAACACCTACCCCAGTACCATCACTTGATGCAGACCAACAAAAATAAACTTGATTACTTCCTATTACTGTATCTGGTGTATAAATAATTGGTGCAGTTGGTGGTGTTGTATCTGGTGGTATAGGTGGAGCTGGTACTGTATAAATATCATTTAATAATTCTAAATCAGATTTACCAGTTAGCATATTTGTCTTTATAGAATTAATCTTATAAGTAGTACCACTAATATTAAATCTATCTGCTAGTGTATAATTAAGTAAAATTCTTAATGGTAAATAAGCAGTTAGTTTTGTTAATCTGTTTGTTACATCAAATACATCACTTATATAATCACTATGGTACGCTTGAAATAATGTATCTGTAAAATCATTAGTTCTTGTGTATTCGTTTATTTCATTAAAAAAGTTAATATTATGTTTACTCGTAGCTGATAACAATGCAACACTATTTGATGGTATATTATATTGTGTAACTTCTGAATGACTAGAATCTGTATCTAAAAAAGATATACTTGTTGTGTTTTGTAATATAGGATAAAACAATAAAGGTTTACCATAATAAGGAGATTGATTATCATCTACAAACCAACCATATTGAACAGTTGTTAATGTATCAGTATCTAAATCAGTTAACCTTTCATAAAGCATTTGAGAAAAAGGTGTTTTAACTTTGTATATTCCTCCATCTAATCTTTCTCCATTGTTTGTATATTGTGTTTTTCCCCAAGTCTTATTATTTAATTGAGAATATCTAGCAGCTAAAAATGTCTTTGTATCTTCGTGTTCAAATGTTACCTCTTTAAATGGTAAAGCAACATTAACAGAACTTTTGTCTCTGTCTATAAATTCTGTAATATCATAAGCAACACCATCAGCATAAAAATCATCAAGTGTTTTAACAATTATATTACCAGTAACATTGTCTACATAAGACGTAAGATTAAACATTTTAAAAATACCAGTTAAAAAATCAATACATTTTATGTCTGGTATCTGTTGTGTTATAATAAAATCAACTGCACCAGTAATAGATACACTTGTTGCTTCATATCTAGTATAAACTAAAGTTGAGTTTACAAGATGAGGTATAAAAAACAAAACACTATCCATTGTAAAATTGCTTTCGCTTTCTATTATTACAGTATAATTACCAGCTTCCAAAGTGTCGTTTAAATCTGCATAAGAAATATTTGAATTTCCAGTTAAATTTGTTTTTCTAAATATTGACAAGCCATCTCTTACCAATGAAACATTATATGTTGATGTCGATGTTGTTTCTAAAAATAAACCAAAACCTTGATTATCTCCAGCTACGTCTGATGGTATATTTATTGTTGATGAATTTATAATACCTCCGTAATCATTACTTACAACTTGATAACCACTTACTAATGTTTGTGGATTATCTAAAGGTACACCACCCTTTTTTCTATGCATCCACATAAACAAATTATAGTAAGGTATATTTGTACTTGTAAAGAAATCATTACTAAAAGTTATTCCATAGTTTGTTGCTATTGCTTGTATAATAGTGTCTACTCTTATTGCATACTTTAAATCATTCCAAGATACTCCGTGTAAATGACTACCACCACCCGTTTCCCAATAAATATTACCTTCTAAATTAGCAGATGAATTTGAATCATAATGTAACTGTTGTGTATGTGTTATTAAAGGTGCTATAACATCGTTTGTTGCTGGATTTGCTTTTAATTTTGTTTTTACAGTTGCAGAATCATATACTAAATCGTTACTACTTAAACTACCTAAAGCACCAAGTTTATCTTCTCCAAGTAAGTCTTTTAAAGTTACTGTATTTCCAGTAAACCTAACCTTATAAGAATAAGGTACATTATCTCTTAAATCAACACCTTCTAATTTTATTTTACCCTCTTTAAATTCAAGAAAGTTTAAATATAAATTAGCACTTACTCTTTTTCTTGCATCAAATCCATTTGTAATAGAGTTTTTATAATAGTGTTTAAATATAGCATTATTACTCTTTGTCGCTGGTATTGTAAACGTCTTTGAATAGTCTGTAAAAACCTTTTGAATGTCTTTTACGTTTTGAATAGATTGAGTTAATACAACACTTTCATCTTCAAATAAATCTACTCTTTGACCTTCTATGTATAATTGTATTTTTTGCATTTATCTTATGTCATTTAAAACATTGTAAGAATTTTCAAACTCAATTGTGTATTCAACTAATTTATCATTTAAGCTAGTCTTATATGTTATATCACTTGATTTTATATTTATTGGTAATATTTGTTCTTCTGTATCTGTTAAGTTTGTTATCCATATTTTTTCAGATAACATTAATTGTTTAAATACCTCATTATAAGATTCACTTAAAAAACCACTACTTAAAGTAAATGATTCGTTTGCAGTAATATTAAAATCTCTTTTTGTATGTACACTCGTATCGTATGTATTAGTATAAGTTAAAGTATTTGCTTTATAACTTTCTCTTTTAGTTGTCATTCTTTCAACCTTCTTTTTAAAGAAATACATATCTTGTAATACACCAAATTTATTAATAAAGGTTATTTTCTTTGGCTCGTATCTACATTCATCAATAGTTTTTACATTTATAATATCAAGAGTTCCATCAGTATTTCCAATATGTATAGTATCTACTTTTCCAATACTTAAACTGTTTAAATATTGTGAGATACATTTATTATCTTCAAATACACCTAAATAATTTTTTGCAACTCTTGCTTTAAAAGAATCGTATGCACTTATTCCATTTACACTAATATGTGCTACTTGTTCTGTGGTCAATATAGAGCCACCAGCATTAGTATAACTACCAACAATTTCTCCATCTCTTAAAAAAGCAACATTAACTTCTTCTCCGATATAAAGAGGTATTCTATAAATATTATCATCTAATGCAAACACTTCTCTGTTTGTCATTAAAATATTTTTACCAGTATAAGAATAATTACTACCTTCTTCAAAATAAGAATAACCATCTAATACTAAATCAGTTGTTATTGTTTGTTGTAACTGAACGTCATTACCATCAAAAGATGTCTTTACCATTCGCACCCACTTACAAGTATGAAATTCATCAGCAGCAAAATAAAAACCAAAAAAAGGTATATCTAAATAATCTCTAATAAGTTCAGATATTTCAAAATTTATTCCAGTAGAATTTAATATTATTTGTTTTCTTAAAGAATATTGAGGTGTGCCAGTATAATCAGTATCTCTATTACCAGAATATATTTCAATATCTAAAGTAGCATAAGCCACATTTGTAACTGATGTCCTTACAAAATACGGACTTCTTGCGTTAATTATTGCCATTTGTTGTAAATTTTAGTAGTTCTTCAACATCTAATTGATATGCTTTTATTATGTCTTTGTCTAAATTTTTAAATGCTTTTTGAAATGGCTTTGTAAAAAACAAACTTGGTTTAATACCATTATTATAAATACTTCTTGCTATCATAAATTGTAAAGACTTTCTTGATATGAATTTACCATCTTTACCTCTTACACCTTTCAAACCTTTTCTTACTATCCATTTATCCATTTTACTTGGAGGTGGCATTTTGTTTGTATAACTATAAGGTGTATTATATTTCTTTTTTATACCACTTACACCTTTGTCTTGAAATACACCATAATCTTCCATTAGAAAGCTCATAGAGAAACTATTTGGACTTACGTTTAAGTCATAGTCTAAACTATTATAAAGTGTTTTAGAACTGTTCTTTTTGCTCTTTGTTAGATTCGTTCTTGATTGTTGAATAACATACTTTGCAAATCTATTCAGCTCTTGTTGTACGTTCTTTAACATATATTGATATCGTTATTTACAAGAACATCAAATGTCATTGCCCAACCAGCTAACTCATTTTCAAACCTATCATAGAAAGGCTCTAAACTTGGTGTGCCATCTAACTGATATAAATCTTGGTGTAATGTACCTCCTCTTAATACTTGTGCTAATTTATTAAGTACTGCTAATTGAGTATTTAATATGTCTTGCTCATTATCATTACCTCTAAAAATATCTACAACTGCTTCTTTCGATACATCAACAATATCCATAGACAAAACAGATAAACTGAAACGTAATACATTATCTTCGTTATTTACATTGTTTACTATTATGTGTGATAAAGGAAACATTGTTTGTTTACTTAAATCAATCTTTGTGATATCTCCAGTTGTTACATTATTAACGTTTGCATCTGATAATAATTGATTCTTTATTGTTTCCGTTACTTGATAAAACCCTTTCATTAGAATTTACTTTTTATTTGTTTTGCTTCCAGTTCTGCTTTCTCTTTCATAAATGATAACATCGTAAAGCATTGATGAATATTTAATTTAGTGATATCTTCAAATCTTGTAATATCTCCGTTAGCGAGACCATAAATTGACTGATACCATCCCCATTTGTTTCCGAAATTAGCTGCTCTTGATAAGCCTCCATCTCCGCTTGATTGCTGGAATAAAGTATCGTATGCTTCGACAGTTCCATTCCTAAATTGTAAAAAAAAAACAAAGAACCAATTGCTGCATCTAAAGGCATATCTTTCATCTTCTCTGGATTCTCTACATTGTAATCAACTATATTGTATTTACCAGATTTCTTTATTTTAATCTTTCTGTATAATACATTCATTGCAATGTGCATATTGTTCCAATCACTTGCACTACCATCCAAGTCTACATATTCTCCTAAAGACATTTCATCCAAGTCTGGTATAAATCCATACTGAACACCATTCATTGTAAACTGCTCTACTCTTTTTGGTGTTTGACTTAACAACTCATTCAATATATCTATAATAGCAGTAACACTACTCATCTTTAATTTATAGCTATCACTTAAAGGTATTCCACAAAATATTTCTATCATTTTAGCATTTAAGAAATTACCTTCTGGATTATCTTCTGCTATCTTTAAGAACTTTTGATATTGTCCTAATGTAACTTCACTTAATGATGTTGGTACGTTTATTTCAATCTTCATATATATATAATACTATTATGTTAATGTTTTATAAAAAAGCCTATACATTTTTGATATAGACTTGTAAGTAATAAAAACTGACTTGGTGTTTTTGGTTTCAATATTCTTATTTGCCTATTTGTTTTATGATGTATAAAGCATTGAATAGTAGAAATCATTTCCTCATTACTCATTATCTTATATTGTATTTACCTTTATTTGGATTACTTAACTGTGATGTAATTGCATAACGTGCTGCATCAATACAATGATTAAAAGCATCAATTGGTTTATTAATAGTATTACCTTCTCTGTCTTTCATCCAACTATAACTTTGTAATTCTTTAATTAGATTCTTGCTTGTTGAGGTTACATAAATATCATTTTGATTTATTAAGTTGATACCATATACAATTGAATCTCTACCTTTTTTAACTGGCATTACTTTATGTCTATACGTTCTTAATTCTGCAATTGATTTTGGCTCTGCTGAATCTGCATATATTATATCATCTATATTAAGTTGTTTAAGTATGTTTGATATATCTACGTTTAGTAATTTAGTTTGATGTATAACCTCATCTAAAATATAAGTGTTATTGTATTTGTATAAACCAATTAATGTTGTTGGGTCATTTGTATAGCCAAAGTCCATTCCGTAACATAATAACCTTGCTTGTGTTGGTAGTTGTTTAATCTCTTTCCAGTCTGGAATACACACGCCATCTAAACTACCTATTTGCCCAAGACCATACACCTTCCACCAGTTTGCCCAATAAGTACTTGTCTTTGCTTTATGTTGTGCAGCTTCTATATCTGCTACAATCGTTTCTGGTAACGCTTCGTTGTCTTTGTATGTTAATGTAATAAAGTCTGCATCATCGTTTCCTACAACTTCTTTATGTGCCCAAAAATTTGCAGTTGGATTAAAGTCAATCCATATATCTCCAGATGTTCTAATACTTAATTGTGTGTATGCTTCAAAAGGTACATTGTTTGCTTCGTTTACATACAACACACTTCTTCTTGCTCCTCTTAATTTGTCTGGTTGTTCAACACTAAAAAATTCTATGTAACTGCCATTTGTAAATGTGTATTTTAAAGCAGACCTATTCCATTGACTATCTCTAAATCTATTGGTTGCTATCATAATCTTTAGAAAGTCTTTCATAGCACCTCTACGTAAGTGAGGTATAGATTCAGATACTACACTTGTTTCTGTGTTTGGTGTTCTTATACATCTGTCAATAAGTA